CTAGCTCAACCGCCTGATCCTGATAAAGCACGAAATCCGGCACCGGCACCAAGGTGTCGCTGGTCATCGTGGCGTAAAGAGGTTTGGAGCATGGGAAGAACTGATCTAATTTTAGCGGATCGTCCCGCTCGTCTATGATCTCCGGCATATTCTTCGAAAACCAGTAAACCTTGCCCGATTCCTTGTCCCACAACTCGCATATCTTGGCGCGAGTGTGCTCTTTCGTCGATTGACCGTAGGTTTTTAAGGTATCAGGGCCAGCGTCAAACGGGATTTTATTGCCCATTTCATCGCCAAACCGCTCCACCAGAGCTTCGCGGGTCATGTATACCCAACGCCATACGCAAGTAACCTCCTCCCACGTTCTAGCTACGGAATGGCCGAAATCTTTCCAGTGGACGTAATCCACCGGGGCGCATTCGTACTCTATCTCTTCCTGGGGTTCGACTTCGCCAGCGGTCAGATCGGTCTCATCTTCCGGCTCGTCTACGTCCTCGGTGATCTGCGTACCGTCTTCCGGTACATCCTGCGTCTTAACGTGCGGCTCGTAGCGTACCCAAGCAGACCCCCGCCCACCAAGGAAACGATCCTCAACGCAATGCTTCATCGTTGATCGGAAATCAGGGTAATGCTCAACCTCAAAGTCCAAAGCGCGTTCAATGAGTTGCGAGGCTACTCGTCCTACAGGGTCGTTATCACCGAACCGGCGTGAAACATCGGCTTTCGGCAAACGAGCATAAACGGCAGGCGTCAGCGTCTGGACGTTAGACCAGAGGATATTAAACTTGGCGGTTTCGTTCGTTGATTGGCTGCGGTTATCGTCACGATAACGCTTGATGATCTTCTGGGTACGGGCTTCCCACTTCTTAAAATCGCCGTCATAGGTGGCGACCATGTTCAGCCACTTATCCACGCCTTTGTATGTTTCCATTTATTTAAACCCAATCATTATTTATTGCCCAAGAGCTTTTCTGATCGCCGTTAATTGTTCATCAAGCGATTGTCCAACTCTTAAATCAACATCCGGCTGAACGTAACCAAGTGGTAAATTGTGCTCAGAAATTCTTATTTTTGTTCCACTTGGTTCGTGCGTTATATAGTTGGATTCGCTGCGCCCTGATTTTGCAGTTGAAAACGTGTCCCCATATTCTGCTGTCAGTTTTCCAATTAAAGAATTATCAAACTTTGATTTATTTGCAGCACTAACTGCAATATTGCTGCGTTCCAATCTTGGAATCGCCGATTTTACCAATTCGCCAACATCGTTTCCAACCATATAAAACGGCTTTTCTGTGCTTCCCCATATTGGTGAATGCTCAAGCAACAAGTTTCCGTCAGACAATTCTTTTATTGTCATATTGGGATTCCCGCGAACAAGTGCTGATGTTGCGTTTGGGTTTGCAAATTGCAATAAATCAGAATTTCTCCATTCTGATGACGGATTGTTTATTTTTTGAGAAGCTATATTTTTAGGTACGTTTCCAGTTTTTGTTTCTTTTATTACGTTTAACATCATCCCAGTTCTACCCATGTAATTCTCCAGACCTCTTGCCAGTTCCGGCCCCGCATACCTGCCCAACGCGGCAGCACCTTTTACCGCAGGGCCAGCCAGCGGAATTGCCGCCCCTATCATCTCGGTTGCGGTCATCAGGTTTTCAGCGTCATCCTGCGACTTTTTCCACGCCGGATAGCGTTCGTCCATTACCGAGGTCGGAGGCGCAACCAATGCCCTACCAGTAGCTCCCTGCGCGGCTATGTTGGGGGTCATGGTCGCAGGACGTTGGGCTGCGTCCATCTCCTGCTGGTAGCGCAGAGCGGCAGCTATACGCGGTGCTTCAGCCACGGTTTCTCTCCGATATGGCGCGAGCTTTAGATTGCGCGTCTTCTTTACTTGATGCGCCCCACTTCTTTAGGGCTAGAGCCAAGCGGGTAGGCTTCCCGTCTTTTTCCATCGGCCCCGGCATATTGCCCATTCGAGCCAAGAATGAGGCGCGACGAGGATTATCCCCGGCTTTGACAGGAGGTTTGAGCGTCCCGCCCGTTTCGGCTTTGTAGGATGCGCGTCCCTTGGCGTTCAACCCGCCTTCAGGGTTCTTGCCTTCCTTGCGCGTCCAAGCAGCGGTCATTATTCGCGTCCTATGATGTTCATGTGCTTGGGGTCAAACACGACAAAGTTGGAGGTGCCTGCACCGCCAGAGCGTGAGCCTTGATCTAGGTAGCGGATGCCGGGGATGCCGTGACTTTGTAAATAATCCGATGCGCCTTCCTTGCCATAGACCCTTTGCGCCCATGTGACAAGTCCAGACCCATCAAGTCTGCCCGCGTCCTGCTTTAGCAATTTCACCGATTCTTTATCTAGTTTTGGGATTAGCCCATCAAGTGCGGCTCTGCCGTTCGGGGTTGCGGTCAGCGGCTTGTCCCAATCCAGCATCTTTGCTATCTGCTCGTCGGGGAGGTCTACTTTGTAGAGGTTGCCGCCAAACCTTGATTGAGTTTCGCGCTTTGTGGCCTCTGCAAAATCGCTCCATGATTGGAAACCTTTTGGCGCAGGGTCTTGTGCAGACTTTGCCACCAAGTCATCAATCTTCCGCATTGCGTCAGGCATATCGTCCGCACCTTTTGCCGCCCAATCAGCCCAATTCCCAACGCCGCTTGCATCTCCTTTTATCGTCCTTGGCGAGAGTTGGTCTTTGTAAGCCTGTGCAACACCTGGATTCTCCGCAAAATACAGCCCATGCCCGTAAGCCTGCGCCCCCTCGCCCGTCCCAATTTTAGTCGGATCAAACTCACCTAACGGATTTTTGACAGTCGGCGGGAAACGGTGCGGGGAGCCGTGATAAACATTCATCCCCAACGAACCGTTAGGAATTGGCGCAACTCTTGATGTGCCAATCCCTCCACCCATCATATTCATTGCCACATTTACTGCCTCTTCTGGGGCATTAAAATTAGAAGTTACGTTTCCATCTTCATCAACAAAAGACTGCATTGATCTTGCTGGGGCAGTAAACGCATTAACCGCACCGGCAACCATCCCCGGCAAAGCCAGTTCACGTTTATTCATAACAGAACCTGGAATTGTGTCTCGGAATGGCAAGAATGTCGCCCTGCCTTCCATCGGCAAAGATTCACCAGACCATGACGGGGGCTGGTTTGCCAATGCTGCTGCAATCCTATTGCGTGATACTTCCCCTTGCGCTGCTATGTTGGGGTTCATGGTCGCAGGACGTTGGGCAGCATCCATTTCCTGTTGGTAACGTAGCGCGGCAGCTATACGGTCAACATCAGCCATTATGCGCTGAATATCCCGACTGCGACAACAGTAGCACCCGCTCCGGTTGTAATTTTCCATGCGCCGGAGGCTGAAGCCGCGTTAATTTCAACCGAGTACACGCCAGGGACGTTAGTCGCCGCGCCCGTTAGCAAAACGATGGACGTAGACCCATCAATCAAAGTTACGCCGGAAGTAGCCACCGTTACAACGCTGATAATCAGCCTGTGGACGTAATCACCGACTGCGCCCGTACCGCCCAAGACTTGCGCGGTCTGCGAGGCTGCAACGGTTTCGTACTGGTAGCGATAGGGATTTGCTGTGCCGCTCATAGTCTGTGACTCCGGTTGGTTTTGTGGGTAGCCCACATATCATTAAGGGTTGCTGTATTCTCAGGGCCGACGATCAGCGGTTTAACCGTGTCGGGGGTTTTGACTCTAGGCTCTATGCGCCAAGCAACGGCTAACATCCGCATGGCATCGGCGGGGTGGCTCGTCCAGTCATGTCTTGGGGTCTGCCGAAACGCTTTCTTGTCCTCGTCGTACTCGCGCTGGTACTGCCTAAGAGCTTCAACGCCATCAAAGCAGCGTTCGGCGTCAAACCAAGTCTGCGGGAGCATTTGGCGAACGGCTTGGATACCGTCTTGCACTCCCAGATCGGGTACGATTGCCATGTTGTTGATACCTAAATGCTCTGCCATCTGCTCAATGACCGATTTCCCTCCGCTGGCAAGCGTCTTGGCACGGGCATCGTGCGGTAGGTAATGTTTCCCGTACTTGTAAGTCTTGGACTTCACCACCTCGCAAATCTCCGAGACATTAGCCCCGCTGACCGCGTAGTAATCCAGCACATGAATCTCGTTGCGGATCACTTGGTAGAACCAAATTGCCGTATCGTCCCGGTAGCCAAGGTCAAACGCAGTATGCACTGGAACCTCTGGTTGGTAGTCAACCTGCGTAATCCGGCCTTCTTCCGTGGCTTCGCGGAGTTCTGACCCGTAGAACGCTCCCAGGATTGCCGCCTCGAACGAACATTCATACTCCTGCTCGTACTGATCCTTGCTCAGTTGCGCGCGAGCTGCTGCAAGCTCACCGGCAGGAAGCAATCCCGACTTGCTGGCGGGTAGCTCTAACAAAAACCAATCGTCCTTGAGCTTGTTGGCGGTGGTTCGGATGTCCCAGAACTGGTTCTTGCCCTTTGGCGTACCACCAAAAACAGCCCATCCCTGACGATCCGATAGCGCGGGGCGAATGACGTTGCCCCAAACGCTAGGTTTGAAGTCGCCGAACTCGTCCATGTAGATCCCGCTGAACCCCAAACCACGGATCGCATCAGCGTTGTCTGCGCCGAACAGCCTGATCTTTGAGCCGTTGATGAGCGTCACGGTTAGCTCTGCCTCGTTGCTATCGGCTGAGATCGGCTGCGAGTAGTGTTTGAGATAGTCCCAGACGACCGACTTGGCCTGGCTGCGGAACGGGGCGACGAAGCCGAACAGCGGCATCGGGTCTTGAGATGTGATGGCAGCGCGAATGATGTCGTTGATCGCGGCGACGGTCTTCCCTGCGCGACGGTGCGCGACGAGGCACGCCCATCTCTGCGTGCGGTTGTGAAAGGGCATGAACGCTTTCCGGGGCGCATAAGGTATGGTTATTTCTCTGACTGCCATGTGATCTTGAGTTCTTGAGGGCCACCGTCAGCACCCGTTACCTCAGTCCTCGCCAGTTTGGGTACGTGGTACTCCAAGAGGTCCGAAAAACACTTAAACGCGGCCGCTGGCCCTTGGTCTGCCGCTATCTCGTCCAACCAACCCTGTAGCCTGTCGGCATTCCCGTCTACGAAACGAGCAATGGCTTCCTTGGCAAGCGCAGTTGTCTTGTTGGTTACTCCAGCCTTTCGACCTCCGGTTTTATAGCCTTTTGCCATCTATAGCATTCTGAAGTAGACGCTCACTCACTTAAGGAACCGCAGCTTATAGAGAGTAGAGTCGATCAGCGCGGCTATCTCATCCACTAAGTTCTGTAACTGGCTTTCTTGCGGCAGATGTACGCGGAAGTCCCGCACAAAATCGCTGATCTTCGTTAGGTACTTCACCGGATCGGTCTCGGTGTGAAACGTGTTGGGGTAATCAGTAATGACCTTGTAGCACCCTTGATACGCTTCTGCGAACTCATCGGTCAGATCAATGATCTGGTGATAGTAATCCTTTAGCGCGGAATGAGCAGCAAAGCTATCCGTTTGAAGATGCATGAAATGGGCATTCGTCCCAGAATGGAATAGCACAGAAACGAACGACGCAGCATCGGCGTTTGCAGCCATAATTACCCTCATTTCAGCAATATTTACAGATTATTCCTAAATTTTTCCCTCGTCAAGTACAAAATAAGCAAAGAAACTCAACAGATATTTTGGGGTTGAGTTATACACGGTATCTAATTCGGAATTGCATACCCGTGCAATTTTTGCATTTGTGTGGTCATTGTTTTAACAACCGTGGCAACTCCGGCCACATCTCGGACGATTGCTCGGCATCCTTGCCAATTCGCTGCAAATTCAACTTGGTCTGGCGTTTCTTTACCCTTTGGCATTTTGACTTCGACCAGCCATGTGATACCTTTAATTGCCACCAGCAGGTCAGGCACTCCCTTGCCTACCGCAGCCAAAGACAGAACTGAGCATCCCAGCCTGCGGAATGCTTCCACCAGCTCCGTCTGGTTCGCGTCTATTTTGGCGG